TTAAAAAATTTTAAAGATGTAGAATCATTAGCAAAAACAGTAGTACATCAACAAAAACAAATGGGAAATCGTATTCCTATACCTAAGACTCCAGAAGAACATATGGAGGTTTATAATAAATTAGGTAGACCAGAAACAGCAGACAAATATGAAGTTGCTGTTCCAGAAACTCATACAGAATATATTGGAGAAGATCAAATTAATCAGTTTAAAAATGTTGCACATAACATTGGATTAAATAATGAGCAAGTAAAACAACTTATTGATTTTCAAGTAAAGAACATTGATGCACAAGCACAACGATACCAAACAGATATTGCAGTACAAAAACAACATACTGAAGAATCATTAAAAAAAGAATGGGGTCATGAGTATGATATGAATGTTCGTAATGCAAGACGAGCTTTGCAAGTATATGGTGATCCAGAAATAACAGAACTAATGAATGGAGAAGCAGGAAATATACCTGCTGTTGTTAAAATGTTTGCACGATTAGGGAAAGATGTAACTGAAGATATGGCACAAAATACGCAAAATAATAATTTAGCTACATCTCCATTAGATGCTCAACAAGAAATTACGGACATTATGGATGATGGAGAACATCCGTATCATAATGGTAAACATAGAGAGCATTTACAAGCTGTTGAACATATGCGACAATTACATGAAAAAGTATTTGGCAAATAAAATTTTCTATGTTAAGGTTATTGTAATCTAACACCCCTGCAAAGGATAAGTAATAGATTAGTCTAACAGACTTTAAATGAGGTTTCCCATTTTTGGATAAAAACTGCATAAACAATAATATTAATTTAATAAGGAGAATTTGATGAGTGTTCAAATTACAACAGCTTTTGTAGAACAGTACAAAAGTAATGTTTTTCATTTGGCTCAGCAAAAGGGTTCAAGACTAAGAGATGCAGTTAGAACTGAAACAGTTACAGGGAAATCGCATTTTTTTGAAAGAATTGGATCTTCAGCAGCCGAAAAAAGAACTTCAAGACATTCTGATACACCAAGAATGGATACCCCTCATTCTAGAAGAAAAGTAAGTCTTGAAGATTATGACTGGGCAGATTTAATTGACCAGGAAGATAAAGTAAGAATGTTAATTTCACCACAATCTGAATATGCTATGGCAGGTGCGTGGGCAATGGGTAGAGCAATGGATGACGCAATCATTACTGCTGCAACTGGAAATGCTTTAGGTGGTGTTTCTGGTGGAACTACAGTTGCTTTACCATCAGCACAAAAAGTTGTTCATGGTAGTGCAGGATTAACATTAGCAAAACTACTAAGTGCTAAAGAAGTTTTAGACAAAAATGACACAGATCCAGATGAGCCAAGATATATGTTGGTTACAGCAGGACAGTTAGCAGACTTGTTAGGAATTACATCTGTAACAAGTGCTGACTTTAACTCTGTAAAAGCATTGGTTCAAGGTGATGTTGATACATTTTTAGGGTTCAACTTCATTAGAACAGAACGACTAGGTCTTGACAGCGATAGTAATCGTCAAGTGCTTGGTTTTTGTCAATCAGCTATAGGTCTTGCTGTAGGAGCAGATATTCAAACAAAGATATCTGAAAGAGCAGATAAGAACTATGCTACACAAGTATTTTTATCTATGTCTATCGGTGCAACTCGCATTGAAGATGAGAAAATGGTAGAAATCGCTTGTACAGAGTCATAGGAGGTAAATCATGGGTACTAAAAAAAGTATAGAAATAACTGCTCTTGATGCTACACCATTTGTTGCATTAGAAGCAGGAAATGTAAAAGGAAAGATGAGAGTCTTTGCTGATACAGTTGCTTGTGCTACTGGTGATTTAGATGACAATGATATTGTTGTTATGGCAGAATTACCTTCTAATGCAAAAGTAACGAGTATTATGCTCTACAATGATGATCTAGATTCTAATGGATCTCCTGCAATAGCAACAGATGTTGGTATTTATGCAGGTGGTACTAAGTTTACAGATACAGATGGTTCTGCAACAGCTTATGCTGCAGAAGCAGTTATTGATAGAGATGCATATGCAAGTGCAATTACAACTTTACAAGCAGCAAATACTGCTGGTGTAGAGTGTGCATATGAAGCAAGAAACATTAATACTATTGCTAATTTTATATGGGAAGATGCAGGATTAAGTTCAGATCCTAAAGTTCCATTAAGAATAGCATTAACTATAGAAACAGTTGCAGCAACACAAGCTGCAGGTGATATTTCTGTAGTAGTAACATATGTAGTAGACTAAACTTAAAGGGTGCTTGAAACATAGCACCCTTTTTGCTATATTAAGGGCATTATGGCAACTGAAGTATCAATTTGTTCCAATGCATTAAGAAGATTAGGTGATAGTCCAATAACATCTTTATCAGATGATACGGAAAGAGCTAGACTTTGTAATGCATTATATGAA